AAATCAACGATGTCGCTGGACTCGTTGGCACGCTCCTCGGCATTGCGTTTCTGCTTTGGCGTTGGCGGCGCGAGGCAAAGCAGGAGTGACAATTTGACGTTTCAAACTATGCGATGGCCTCTATCATCGCATTTTCTGCATCCGCTGGCGCAATTGATGTCGCGCAAGGAATTATTCGCGGCGTCTCGCTAATCACCGAAGGGCCAGCCTTGGGTCACGGCGTGATGATCGACGCAAAGACCTTGCAACAGGTAAAGGCCGCTGCCGAGTCCTACGCTGGCGGGCTAAAGGTTAAGCTCGACCACAATTCCGGCGCAGGCGACATCATCGGGTTCATCGACAATCTGCGGATCGTCGGGCCAAAGCTACTTGGAGACCTTAACTTGCTCGCCTCGTCGCCGCATCGCGACTATGTGCTCGAGATCGCGCAGAAAATTCCCGACACGTTCGGGCTCTCGATTGCGTTCTCTGGCCCGAGCGAAGCATCGAGCGACAAGCTCACGACTTTGCAGCGTTGCGCCGAAATCTATTCCGTGGATCTCGTCTCTGAACCCGCTGCCAATCCTGACGGATTCTTTTCGCGCAAAGTTTTACTCGCGCATGAAGAGAACGACCCGAAGGCATCCTCAGAAAATATATATACCATGCTACCCGAAGACGAAAAAGCTATCGGCGCGATGATTCAATCCGCGCTCATGGATCTGTCGAATCGGCTCTCAAAACTTGAGGCCGGCGCAGTTCCCGAAATCAAAAAAGAACCCGTTGCAATGAATGCTCAAGCCGACGTCATTGCGCTCGCCGCAAACACGGCTGCGCTGGCTGCGATCAAAGAGTTCTCGAAGACCCTCGGCGCTCCTGTTGCTGCGGCGTCTGCCGAAGCGATTAAGCCGACCGCAACGACCGTCAAAACTTTTGCGCAGATCGTGGCCGAAAAAGCCATCGAGCTGAAAAGCAAATCTGCCGCGATTTCCTACGCGGTCAAAAACCACTCTGCCGAATATTCGGCGTATCGTGCAGCAGTTTCTGCTGGCGAAGTTATCAAACTCTAATTCCTAAAAATCATGGCTACACAATATCTCGGCGCAGGCACGTTCCTCGCCAATAGTGCTCTCACGGCTTTTCGAGCCGTCGTTATCTCTAACAATCGCGGAGTCGGTCTCGCTGCCACGGCTGGCTCAGTCGATGGCATCACGCAGATCGACGCCGCTTCGGGTGATTACGTCACCGTCGCCTTCCTTCACGGACAAGGCACTCAAAAAATCTCAATGCTCGCAGGCCCAATTACGGTCGGCGACACGATCTACGTCGGAGCAAACGGCCTCGGCGCCGTCTCTGGCACTATCGTGCTCGGCAAAACTTTGACGACTGCGACCGAGGCCGGCGCGGTGGTCGAGTTCATTCCAAAACTGAACAATCTCTAACCTTTAATAATTTACTCACATGGCTTATTCTAACGCAGCCGCAGTCTTTCGCGGCGACATTGCTGGTGTACTCGAGCAGGCAAAAGACTGGGAAAGCGGGCTCATCGGTACGAAGGTAATGTCCGTCCTCAATGTTCCCGTTCGCGCTGGACAATACCCAACCTTCGTTCTGAAGGAGGGCCAGTTGCTCAAGACGCCGGTCAAGCAACGCGCTGTCGGCGGTGCTTATCCGCGCGCCACTCAATCGTTCACGCAAGACACCTACACGGCGACCGAGTACGGGGTCGAGAATACCATCGACGACACGGTGACCGCTGACATGGCGCGATTCTTCGACGCCGAGGTCATCGCTGCCAAGCTCTCGCAGCGCGCGCTCATGCTCGCTCACGAGCTTCGCGTTGCCGCAAAGATCTTCGACAACTCGACGTTCACCGCGACCAACAGCGCCACGGCCTACACGCTCGCCAATATTGCCACCTTCGACTTTGGATCGGACGTGGACGATGCCAAGGATCGCTTGCTCGCCAAAGGCGAAAGCAGCGAGAACTTGAAGGTCGTGCTGTCCGCTCCGGTGTGGAGCCGGATTCGCGCCTCGACTAAATTTCAAAACCGTTTACGCGGCGCTGGAATCTCGAGCGACACGTTCGTGAACCTCGGACTGACTGCGGCGGCTGAAGCTCTCGGCGTGCAAGAGGTCTTGATCGGTCGGTGCTCATACGACTCCGCCAATGAAGGCGCAGCGTATTCGTCCGCCAACATCTGGTCGAACAGCCTCGCGTGGATTGGCTCTGTTGCCGACGGCGGCGCTGGGTATTTCGGGGGCGGCGCCGGCTACACGTTGAACTGGTCCGAGTACGGCCCAGTGATCGGCGTGACCACCTATCGCGACGAGGGCATCCGCTCAAATGTCGTGCGCGCGTCGCACTATGTAGCCGAAAAAATCGTCAATGCGAATGCCGGTCAGCTCATCACCACTCAGTATTCCTAACCAATCAAGGTTTAGGTTGAGAACCTCGCGCCTTTACCGGTGCGAGGTTTTTCGTTTTTGACAGGTCGCGCAGCGTCATGTCGAAAATTTCACTTTGTGTCATTTGCGGTAACGAGGCCGAACACATCTCCGTGATGCTTGACTCCTTCGCGCCATGCTTCGACGAACTCTCGCTCGTGCGAGCAATCGGCAAGCGTGAACCAGACGACACGATCGAGCAGGCCGAGGCGTGGTGCAAAGCGAATGGCAAAGCGTTTTACTTCAGCGAATACAAAAACGGATATGCAGCGCGTGATTGGGAGCACGTCGATTCGTTTAGCGCAGCCCGCAACCAAGCGTTTGAGCAAGCGAGCGGTGATTGGCTAATCTGGTCGGACTGCGACGACACAATGGAGCGAGCCGAGAACCTTCGCGCCGATCTTGCGGCGATACCCGATGACGTGTGCATGGTGCGCTACGCTTACGACGTGCGCGGGAGCGGAAAAAAGCTCATGCGAGAACGAGGGGTTCGCGCGAGTGCATTCAAAGAAGGGCGCATCTGGCATCATAGCGTCCACGAAAACTTACTGATCTTAGCCGGCGACAAACACGAGGATCGCAGCGCTTGCGTCTGGATTCACTCGCCGAAAATCGTGAAGCGCGAGAACCGCCGCCGCAATCTTCGCATCCTCAGCAACAGCGTAATCGAGTGCGCGACGCAGTATTTCTACATCCATCAGGAGCACTACTGCAATCAGGACAAAAAAGCCGCCGAGCAGTTTGGGAAACTCGCGCTGCAATTCCCAAATTTACAACCGTCATTTCGTTACGAAACATTTCTGAACCTCGCGCGAATCTCGGGCAATTACCGCGAGGCGATGACGTTCTGTATGCAAGCGCATGGAATTTTTCCGTGGTGTCGCGAAGCGATTGCCGCCATCATCTTGCTGCACTTTGAGAAAAACGACGGCCGACTTGCGACGTGGTGGGCCGATCAAATGCTTCAGCTTGCCGAGCCGAAGGAAAGCGAAAGGCCGTGGACGCACGAAGCAAAGTATTACGGCTGGGCGGGATTTGATATTGCGGCGCGGGCGCATCGCATGAACGGGAACAACGAGCGAGCGGATGCGCTCCAGCTTCAGTTTAACGCGCATAAAGTGCCGACGATTACACTCGTGCACGCAACGCGCGGTCGCTCTAGCAACGCGGTCGGATGCCGCGACTCGTGGCTGAGTAGCGCAGCAAACGCGCAGAACATTGAGCATGTCTTCGCGGTTGATGCCGATGACAAGCAAAGCGCGCAGATGGCAAAGCAGTTTGTCAGCGTCGAGAGCAAGAAGCGGTCGTGCGTCGCGGCGTGGAATCTTGCAGCAAAGCAAGCGCGCGGCGATTTGATCGTGCAACTTTCTGACGACTGGGCTCCGGCGCTGCACTGGGATTTGAAACTGCTCGCAGCGGTCAAAGATCGCGATCTTAAAACCGAGCCAATCGTGATCGCAATCAACGATGGGCATCGCAAAGACAATCTGCTTTGCATGGCAATTCTATCGCGTGCTCGGTTGGAAGCGCAGGGCGATCTCTTCTTCGAGGGCTACGAATCCGTCTTCAGCGACAACGAATTTTCTGTGCGCGCGTTCGCCGATGGCGTGGTTGTTGACGCTCGCGATCGGATCACGTTTGAGCATCTTCACCCAGCGTTTGGTGGTTCCACGATGGATAAAACTTACGAGCACAACAATTCGACCGAGCGTTACAAAGCAGGCAAAGCGACATTTGATGAGCGCAACCCGTCAAAAAAATGAAAACTTCTGACGGATACGAAATTTGCAAAGAGACCGGCGCGCTGAAATCTATCAGTCGCGAAATCACCGCACGCTATGATCACGCCTACGTTGCGCGGTACGAAAACTATCCGCAGGCCGAGCTTTCTGCGATTCGTGCAAGCCTTGTAATTAAGCACGCGGGCGACTTTGAAAATATTTGCGACGTTGGATTTGGGACGGGCGCGTTCCTCGCGGAGATTGGCAAAGCCAAGCCAACAGCAACGCTTCACGGTTTCGACGTGTCGCCATACCCCGCGCCGGACTTCGTTTGCATCGAGCCATACTGGCAGGAAAAGGAATGGGACGTGGTGACGTTCTTCGACTCGCTCGAGCACTTCGACGACCTAACGTGCATCAAGCTGATGCGCGCGCGGACCGTCGTCGTCTCGCTCCCGTGGTATCACCCGTACCTCGGGCCGGAGTGGTTCGCCCGCTGGAAGCACCGCAGGCCGGGAGAGCACTTGTGGCACTTCACGCCGGAGACGCTGGCGAAGCTATTCCATCGCGCCGGGATGCGGGCCGTGTACGTCGGCAACCCAGAAGACGACGTTCGCCTGCCGGAGCCGGACGCGCAGGGGCCGAATATCCTAACGATGGTTTTCCGGCGCTGAAGATGCTGACCATCTTTACCTTAGTCCTCAACGGGATGCCGCGAATCGCCCAGCATCTTGAGACGTTCCGCCAGCTGCAGATTTCTTGGCGCTGGCGCATCGTCGAGGGCGTTGCCTCGCCGCTCAACTGCACCTCGTGGTGTCGGCAGGTACCGCCTGAGTTTCAGCGCGACGGACTAAGCGTCGACGGAACGACCGAGTACCTCGACGGTATTAACGATTACAGGGTCGAGGTAATCCGCGCTAACAGACCGTGGGACGGCAAGATCGCGATGATTGCCGCGGCGCTTGAGGGTGTCGAGGATGGAGCCGTGATGGAGATAGACGCGGACGAGATTTGGACCGCAACGCAGCTGGAAACTATGCACCAACAGCTGATGCCGCGGAGGCCGGGCGACGCGATGCAGTTTGCGTGCCGTGTTTTCGTCGGGCCTCGAAAGGTCGTAACGACGAAAGTTGGCTTTGGCTCAATGCCATACGAGTGGTTCCGTGCGTGGCGGTGGGGACCGGGCTTGGCGTTCGTAAGGCACGAACCTCCGAAGCTCAACCGCACCGGCGCCATTTGCTTACGTAAGAGCACGGTGAGTGCTGGGCTGGTCTTCGACCATTACGCGTACGAGACCGAAGCGCAGGTACGATTTAAGGAGGCGTTCTACGGCTACGCTGGGTTGACCGAAAGCTGGCGGAGGCTGCAGCAGACTCCCGGCGAGGTGCAACTTTGCCGCTTCTTTCCTTGGCTACGAGACGAGCCTTGGGTAAAAGCCGACGACCTAGCGTAAAATGAAGATCTGCCTAGTCTACCATATGCGGCTGGGCGACATCATCCGCATCCTGCCGATTGCGCGACATCTTGCGCACGAAGGCAACGAGGTGCTCGTTGAGTGCTTGCCGCAATATCATGAGTTTTTTGAGTGCGTGAGCTATTGCCGGCCGTCGCTGCTCAGTCAGCGCAAGGGGCATGAGTTCGGGATGGTTCTCGATTTCGAAATCTGGCCGAAACGATTTAACGAGTTCGTGGCCTCGGGACGGACTTGGCTCGATTTCGTTTACGGCTCAAACCCGCTTCTCGCCGGCATCGACCGGACTCCTGTTTTCGACCTGATCGACGAGATGCCGAGCCTTGCCGACTACGGGCTGACGCCTGACGTGGGTATCTTTTCGCCTTTCGGCTACTCACAGCGCGATCGCTACACGCTGCAAAGCCTCGCGGAACAGGCAAAGAAACGAATCGGCGGGCCTTTTGTAACGCTGGCAGACCTTAGTTACGCAAACGAGCTTTCAAGGACGGGAATCGCCCGCAATTTGATACTCACGGCAAAGCGTTCGGCGCATTTGCCGCGCCTGTTGCGCGACGCGCGGAGCGTGCTGACGATCAATTCCGCGCCGTCGATCATTTGCGGGGCCGTGCGCTCCGAGTTTTGGCACGTCTTGAGCGGCGACCCGCAGAACGATGCAATCTCGCCAGCGTCTCGCATTGTGACATTCGACACCTAATTATGGCCGCTGTTCGCGACTTTGATCCAACTCAGCTCTCAGCAGATTTCACTGCGATTCTCTCGCAGGCTGGCATCACGTTTGCCTATCAAGGCGCGTCTATCACCGGCGTCTGGTCATCCTCGAGCAACGCGTTTGCCGACTTCGAGGACCAGCGCCGCGACGATAGCAAGTTCAC